GATGTTACTGACTCAATAACATCTCCTGGAATTGCAATATTAGCGTACTCTGAACCCCAGCGTGTTAATAAATTCTGCCCATAAATCTCGTGCCATACAACCCACATCTTCGGGTCATTTTCAAATGCATCACGTTGTTCTAGAATCCAGTTGAATCCCATAACCTGTGAATCAAACTCTACCCAGCCTTCAATACGGTCATAATTTAACGCTACGAATTCCTCGTAATCGGCTGCGTATTCTTCCAATTCCATCTTTGACAGATTGGCTTTGTCTACTTGGACTGCACCTGAATCTACCCATACTTTCATATTAGGTAGGAAATGCTCTCCAATTAGGTATGGCTTTGTTTTTGGTAACCCACGCTTACGCAGGCCCCAGTAATTTAGGATAACGTGTTCAACTCCGTTGCGTTCTAATAGTGTCCGATTACTTGGAATCTCTACCCCGCCAAATATTAGCTTCATTCGAAATTTAAACCTTCTGTGCGCAGCAACCTGGCATCTTTTGTACGCAATTCATTTTGTTTGTTTATTGAATCTTCAATATCATTCCATGACCTAATGGATTTAGGTGCATCCGGCCTAAATTCTACACGGGTATAACTTGGCACGCCAAACATTACACTGGGAATGCCCATGTTAAATCCATATGCCCACATCTTTGGGTTATTGGTTATAAATAAATCTATTGGTCCTTTGGCTCTTGCAACATTAACCTGGCGTTCCGCTAAAACTTCACCTTCCAGGTGAACCGATGAGTCTAATATCCTGTCGTAATCAACAATCTTATTGACATCTAACCAATATTTAATCTCATTCTCTGGCTTTGAATCCATGAATGTTACTACGTTCCAGCTGCTGAGGCTTCCAACCATAATGACCCCAGTTGCAATTGGTTCATCTTTTTGACCGCGTAATACTCCGTCTATATCTACTAATATATGCATCAGTCTTCCTCAAACATTGTTCCGTAACAATCACATTTGCATTGGTCTTCTACGCAAATACCTTGGTATAACTCATGCGCACACAGGCGGCATGTATCTGTTAATGACATTATTGGTTCCTGTGTACTGCTGCTCTGCGAATCAGTGTTCTAGCATCAGGCAATTCTACTCCATAAGGATTGTTATTTTGTAGGGTGTTTTTCATATTTTCCCTAACTTTTCTTAGGGATTGAATTGCACCGCTACGCTTACCAGCTTGCCAACGGTAATTGTGGAAATCATTGTACCCCTCTCCGCTTCCGGAGAATGCTAATGACCTATTGCTATGAATTTCATTATATAGGGAGTTTCCTTGGGCTGCTGCAATTGTTAAATTGTTTTCTGCATTACGTCTGATTGCATCATTACGAGAATACTTTATATCCTGCATTGATGTTGTAAACTTGTTTTCGATACCGGATGCTGTGTGTAAATCCGTATCAACAATCTTATCCCATTCGTTATTAGATGGGGCGGCTTGGTTTGGGTCTGGTGTAACTATCCACTCACCGTATTTTAAATCATACGCGGCATATGGTTTGATATTACGAATGTCGGCTGTAACTAACGCATAAAAGGTTAATTCAAACCCATTCCAGTTTTGTGTGGTTACTTGCAACTCATCATGGAACTGCTCGTTTAATTGGTCAGAAATCTCTTTGTCTGACAACCCTGCGTAGTTGTTATTTGCTTTACGAAACTGAATAAAATTAATACCGATTAAACAATCCAGGTCTTTTGGGTCTCTAGCTGCATTCCATTGATATGAAACACCTGAACCTGCTAGATATGGGTGTGTCCATAACTGCGCTTCTTGGTATTTTCTACCTAGGAAATCGTTTAATATGCTTAGAATACCAGAACGCACCCACGACTGGAGTGAACGCCCATTAAATAGGGTAGGGTCCAACTCGGTCGCAGGTGCGCTGAAATAAGATGTAGGATTGCTCATATATCTAGTTTAAGCGGTTGCTTCAGGGCTTTCTGGCTTAATTCCACGCTCTGCAAGCTTTTCGCTAATAACATCGGATACTGTAGGTTCTACTGGTGGAGTTAGCAACTGAATAATAGTTGTTGCTAGACGCTCAACCAAACGCTGGTCATCTACTTCTTTAATTAGTAGGTGTGCCCATTGATAGACTTCAGAAACAGTTGCGTCTTGCTGTGTTTCTGGCGCATCTTCTTGTTTTGCTAGGTCAACAGAAAATGTGTCATCTGTATAGATGTTAACAACGAATTTTGATTTAATTTCTTTATTTTGTTCCATTTTATTTCTTTCTAATATAGGCCAAGGATTTGGCGTTTACGTTCTAACACTTTACCATGGTACGGACAGAAATGGCAAGTGTATACTTGAGGACCTTCCAGATGTTCTGGTTTAGGCATTCCCAATTCTTTACGTTCTACCGCTGTATCCGGCAACAAACGCTTTTTAGGTGATTCATAATCTTCACAATTGGTTGTGATTTTATTATGTGCAATCCAGCAATTCATGGCATCTTCAGCAAATGACATCTTTGTTTCATAAAATGCTTTATTAGGGTCTAACTCATCTAGACCTTTTGAACCACCCTGAGCTAGCTGTTCTAAGATGGCTTTCTTTTCTTCGGGGTTTGCCCATGATTTTACTGGTACTTTAAATAGTTTACCTACGTGAGGGTCACCTGATGGAAATACGTGCTTTTCTAGCGTAATCTCCAATAAATAATCAAATTTAGATGGTCCTTCAAAATCAGGAAGTTCTTCCCAGGTTTCGCACACCATGCAGCGTAGCAAACGGATGATTGGTCCATCGATAGGTTTAGAACCAATTACTGGTTTATTAGTCATTGTTCTCCTTAGGTTCCATATAATAACCTGGTCCCATTTGTGGCATGGCTATATGCCCATTATCACGAACATATACATACGCGCCTAAATGGGGCGTATCATACTTAGGGTTAACTTCCCAATTGTATGGTAATTGTTTTAATGCATTAGGAATATTTTGTTCCATTTTATGCTCCTTATATTTATACTTTTATACTACTACATATTTTTATTTATGCAACTAAAATTAACGACCTTCTGAGGCACCTAAATTAAGGGCATCAGACCTTGATACAGGGTTACCTTGAGCTGCTTGGCGTGTTCTAAACTCTTCTGATGGCGCGGGTATAACTGGATTACCATACAGGGTTGGTAGCTGTGTTGGCACAACTCTTTTAGGAACTAATCCACGTTTAACCGCATTTTTGTAATCTCTTTCCCTTTGTGGTTTAACTACAAAATGGTCATTAAAAATGCTGTGAATTTGGTCTGGGTGCTTTTCTAAATCACCCATTGTGCTTAGGTGGTCTTCGCCTGAATCAGAAATTGCTTGGTGCAGGTTATCCGCTACCCATTTTTTAGACTCTTCTGGGTTTTCTTTTGCGTAATTAGACGCAGCAAGTTCTTTTTCTGGTCTGTCTTCTCCACTAAATCTTTTGAAATTATACTTTTTAAATAATTCAACGTGGTGTTTTTCAATAGCGGTATTATAACCAGTTGGGTTTTCTGCTGCTTCGTGTGCTGCAAGAATACTGCGAGGCAGTACTGGCATTTCAACATCATCCCCACCCATAATTTCTTTATGATTTGCGTAGTATTCTTTAGCTTGGGCTACATCCTTAGCTGAAGGACGCCAATTGGTCGGCTTATCAAATGTTTGAATTACTTGCCCTGTTTCAGGATGCTTATAAAAAGTTCCAATAGAATCAACACTTGAGCCTTTTACTACTCCAAACTTCCCATTGTTGTTAGTTCGTTTCCATGTGTCAGTAGTTTTAGTGTGTGCTTGTACAGACTCACCTGCAATATAGTGGTACTTACCCGGAACTGTCCTAAAACTATCTGCTAAAACTTCTTGATTTGGACCAAAAGTTTTAGTTTCTCTATCTATAGGAAATTGTTTGCCATTATTGCTTTGTTTTATAGGAGTTAGTTTAACTTCTCCAGTAATTTCGTTGTGTTCAACCCCATGACTGTGAGGAAGAGCATCATCAACACCAACACGGTCCAAAACATCCTGACCAATATTTTTCTCTGGTCTTGTTACAGTTACATTTGGGTTAACTTCTTTTGGAAGTTCGGGTGTAGATTTAACGGCAGGAGGAAGTAAATCTGCTTCAGTTGGTTGGAGCATTCTTGATTTCAAATATTCTTCTGCTGTTAGCACTGTTCTACGCCCACCGCTCGATGCTTCACGAGCTTGTTGCTGTTGTTTTGCTAACTGAGAACGATTGTTAATTTGTTTTGGAGTAAAATACGGTTCAGTTTTTGTTTCACCTGGTACTGCAGAAAGGCCCCCCATAATTGGCCTTCCTGATTCCATGCGATTTACAAAAGGCTTACCTTCTTCATCTGTTCCCAAAGAAATGCTAGATGCAATTTGACGAGGTTCAAATGATACGCTTTGGGATTGTACAACTCCTGCTGGACCGTACTTTTCTTTATCTGCTGTTCTAGCCGCTGCAGCCGCTGCTCTTCCTGGTTTTGGTACAGCTTTTTCATTATTTAATAAATTTTTATTTAAAACACCAAGTTTACGAGCTAAATCAGTTGGGTTAAATCTTATTGCAGGGCTAGCAGCTGCAGCTGGAGCAACATCTGATTCTGCTGGATTTAATGGCTCCCATTTAGATGAGTCAATGTTTTCTAATTTTGCTTTTTCTTCAGCTTCACGTTTAGCCTGAATAAGCTTACTGGCATTATCATCGCTACTATCCATGATAGGAGTAGCCATTGGCTGGTTTTTAGTACCAGTTCTTGGCCCACGAGTCTTTTTTTCTGCAGGAGCAGCGGAAAATTCTACTGCAGGGGCTGGACCTTTTGCGGGTTTATTTGAAGGCATTATAATACTTTCTTTATTAACTACTTACCAGGGTTTACTTGAGATGATGCTGGGGCCTCTGAAGTAAGGAATCCATAACCTGAGAATGGGTGTAGAAGTTGACGGTTATCTAGGGTCTTTTCGTGACCATCGTGGTCCATAACCTCAGTGTTAGGGCGAACCTTGCGGTACTTGCCATCAGTTGCACCAGCATCTAAGCTATCGTTCATTGAACGACTAGTGTTTACTGCCATTTTTTCTTCCTTCGTTAATATCGTTCGCATAGTTATGTACGAACTCTTTTTGCTGCTCACCCATTTGGGCTTGCAAAATCTGTGTAGTCAATGGATAGTCAACACGTTGACCCATCTCATCCCTAATATCAAATGCCTTGGCTGCTTGATTAATATGGTGGCCTACATCTGATAGTTCTAGCATAGCAGCTGTTTGGCCGCCTGGGGTGTTATGCGCTTTTTGAGCGTTAGTTAGCCCCTTTAGAGCGTTGCCTAAATGCACGTTAATCTTATCTACGTTGTCGTAGCCTAACCCATGACGGTTTGAATCTGCATACTCTATCATATGAGATATTAGCTCATGAGCATCGTTAAATGATGGGTGTGACATTAGACCATTTTTCTGTTGATACGGTCCTGGCGGCGCTTTTCACCGCAATCAGGGCAAATACCTAACTTAGTGTACATATATTCTACCGGGTTCATAATTATACCACATGCTGGGCATGGGTGAGAACCACGGTAGTTTATTGCATTCTTTGCTACTTGGTATGCTTGAAGTTCAAGCGTAAGTGCGCCATCGCCGTCATCCATTACATACCTCTTCCAGAATTAAACGCGCTGTTTCTGCGTCCCATTGTTTGCTGTACAAATTCATCAACTCTAGCTTGAGAAGTTAACGCAGGTTCTTCATTATATTCATGGTGTTCTACTAGAGCATTTGAACGGTCAGTAGCTTCTTCAGGAGCTCCAGAAACGTTAAATGAACCAAAAGTAGATAAGTGTTTGTTTTGTTCTTCCGGAGTTAAGTCGCCAAATCTTACCTTAATGGTTTTGTTTTCATCTGTAGGGTGAGGCATAGTGACCATACTATTTACCATAGAAGACCTAGTTTCCTCTTTTGTAAGAGGTATACCGGCACGTTTAGCTCTTGCCTGTTGATTCCTGTTAATATTTTCCGGAACATCGAGACCGGGGTGTGGTTGGCCTCTACCAATTCTTGCAACTTCAGGTAACCCAGATTCAACTTCAGCTATATTAGCTGTTCTTTCTTCATTAAGTGTTGGGTTAAACCCAGTCATCCCGGTTTGTCTTGCCCATTTAGCATAAGGCTTTGGAATTTCTCGGAACTCTAATTTATGTTTTGTTGCATAACCTTCTGGGTCAATATGGCCTTCAGTTCCTTCAAACTCATGTGGATTTGCACCTTTGTTAGTTCTTAACCAGTGCTGTTTAACTTGGAATTGTTGATTCCATTTTTCTGGGTCAGTGTGAGCCTCTGAGCCAATAAACGTTTTAGGTACATAATCTTTAATTCCAGCGTTTTTGGCCGAACTTTCGTTAATTGCCTCATCACGTTCAAATACTGGTTGAATCTCTTCTCTTTTCCATCTAATATCAAATGGAACTGGATTACCGGTTCTAGGTGCAGATTCTACAGCTTCTTCGGAACCAGATAGCCCTGAATCATCTGCTCTAATAATATTTCTACCACCGCGTGTTGCTCGTTCTATATCTGATGCTTTAAGTCTAGCTTGAGCTCTTGCAGTTTTTTGTTCTCGTTCTTTCTTTACATCTTCTCTAGATTTAGTTCTATACCAATCCGGAATTGTAGCTGCGGTATTTGATTCCCCTGCTCTTGTTAACTTTGTATAATTTCTAGTAACTTCAGGTACAACAGCCTCTGCTATTTCAGGGTGAAGAGCACCAGATGTAATGCCTCGTTCAAGAACATGCTTTGTATAACCATTAACAACATTTGAAATTTGCCTATTAGAGTGTCCTCCAATTGCCATTTCGTTATTATCAGCGGCGTAATCTTGACTGTTAAACACTTTGCTATATTTTTGAGTACCAAAGTTCTCTTTTGCTGTATTTAAAGCAGATATTACGTGGTCACCTGCTTGTGAGAATAAATCCATAGCAGAAATGTGGTCACCTGCGCGGTGAGCCTGTTCTGCTAAATCAAGTTTGCTTTTAGCTTGGTTTAATGCCCAAACTGGTCCATCTATTTTTTTCTGTAGGTCAGTAGGAATTCCTGCTTGGGTTCTGCGACCTTTTTCATCTGTATAGTTATCTAGAGTAACTTTTTGAGTGTCAGGTGTTGCTGCATTTTTTGCGTCAACTTTTAATTGTAGTCCTTTTTCTTTAGTTGTAATAGCATCATTTTTAATGGCATCTACACGACCACGAATATCGGCTATTGCATTATATAAAGCATGGTGGTAAGTAAGGTTAGAACTAATTCCAGTCGATTCTACAGGTCGTGCAGTTGCATTCCAGTCGGCTGGTTGCTTTAATTTACCAGTTTCAAGTCTTCCAAGAAATTCTTCATCGGCCTGTTTTTGTAGTTCTCTTTTTTGTACGGCTTCTTGTACTGCAGATATTTTTCGGTCTTCACGAGCAGTGGCACGTGCGTCAGCTTTACTTTCGGAGTTCCTAGCTTTGAGAATAGCGTCTTTTCTAGCCTGCTGCTCAGCAGTAAGTTTTCTTCCTTGTCTTGCCATTAGCTATTACCCTTTGCTTTCTTTTTTGGTTCAACTGTAGGCTCAGTTGCAGTTATGCCAAGTTTGTCCATATATTGTTTTTCAATTTTTGCTAGACGAGCCTTCTTTGGTGAACGACTAGTAACTGGCTTGTTTCGTTTTGCTTCTTCTTTTTTAGCTCTACCAGTAGACATAATTTCAAAAGCTTTGTCTTTATCTGCTTCAATTTGAGCCTGAGTTTCTTTTATGAGAGCTTCTCTGTCTTCTACTGCTTTTTGTCCACGAGTTGTTAATGCTTCACGCTCTACTGAACGCATAGTATCCCAATTACGAGGCTTTTCTGGGGCTGCATCTTCTGGTTTAGGGGCGTTAGGGTGTGAAGGTGCAGGCGTGACATCTTCGTAGCCTATAGTGCGTGCTCCAGCTCCCCTTAGTTGTTCAAAAGTTAGTGGCACACCTTTTTCATTTAAGTGCGGAACGTGCATACCTTGGTCGTTAATTACTTTCATACCATAGTGTTGTCCATATGGCACAATTTTTACGTCTTCTAACTTAGGCATCTTAAGTTGTTTACCTAGAGGGTCAAAAGCAGCAAGTTGTCCTTCTACTGCAGTTCCTTTTTTACCTCGCATAATCTTTGTACCTGCAGGAAGTGCATTAGGGTGTACATATACCATAGGAATAGTTTTAGGATTTGTTACTGCACGTGTTCCTGGAGCAATTCCTTTACGTACTGGTTTTGTTTCACCTACACGAGATGTTCCTTCGTTTGCATCAACATCAAAACCTTCTACGTGAGTATACGGTCCTGCGTTCAGTGCATCCCACTCAGGTCCACCTTTTTCAGTTCCTTGGGTAGACTGTTTTAGTTTATATTTAACTAATTGAGGGTTTAGGCCCATATATTTTGCACGTTTAGCAGGGTCTGGGTGATTAAGTGCACTATTAATTTCTGAAAGTCTTTCAAAAACAAATCTATTATTATCGATGTTTGTTCTTCCAAGTTTTAATCCCTTAGAAAGAGCAGAAATCTCATTTGGTACTGGGTGTTCAACTAATGCGTGAGCACGGTCAATATCAGTTGATGACAATGGGACAGGTGAACGCTTACCGCCCATACTAGCCCAATATTCAGGGTTACTCATAGATTGGTTAGCCATGTGAAGAGAATTAGTAGCCATTCTTACGTGTACAGTAGCTTCATGAGGTTTACCATTATCTAAAGCAGCATGAGCTCTTTGTAAAGCTGCTTCAGTAACTGCTAGATGCATACCAATTTGTTGGTGAGCTTCTCTTGCAGGATGAAGAGGGTCATTTTCAACAGTTGTTTTAAGGTCATTCCAATGGTCTGTAAGAATTTTAAAGTTAGATTGGGTATCGTTTATAATTGGACGTAGCTTTTTAGTGGCTGCAAATGCGCCGGGAAAAGGCATATTTTTTCTAAGTTTATCCTCATATTCAGAACCAGCATCAGACACCCCACTTAAAGGCTTCATTAATTCTTCTTTAGACAGCTTTTGTCTTGGTTGGTCGGTAGGGGCAGCAGCAAGAGTTCTATTACCGTGAATATCTGAGTTTACACCAACAACTAACCCACCTTTATTAATGTGTGCCCACATCTGGCTCTTTTTTTCAAACTGCTCTGGAAGTCTAAGTCCAGGCTTTAGGTCAATTATTCCTGATGAAGCTGGCTTAGCTGCAGATTCTTTTTCTACAGCTTCTAGTTCTGGAGACTTTACCCAACCACTTGAAGTATCAGAAGCAGCAGAAGATGACTGTTCTGTCGAGTTTTCTCCATTTACAGGAGTGCCTCCAGCTCCGCCGTGGCCTTTACCAAATTCTTCTAGACTCATTAGTTATTTCCTAAATCATTTCTGCTTGAACCAGAGTAGCCGCCTACTCCGCCTGAATACCATGAAACTCTTGGCTCAGTATAGATTCTATTGATACTTACAATATCATCAATACCTGGTTGCTGACGGTCCCCATACCCATATCTAGGTGGAAAAAGCTGAATCTGCGGCAATGGTGCTTTAACCATTTGCTGCAGTTTAGCTCCTGGAACTGTCATAACCATTAAAGCTTGCTGGGTAAGTCTTTCTTCATTACTTGCCCAAGGTCCATTATACGACCATTTAGGCTGTTGTGGGGCCTGAGTCCAAGGTTTTGTGTAATCATAACGACCATCAAATGAGTAACCCATTATGCCCACCTAGGTTTTAAGTAGGATATTCTGTTTGCTCTTTGAGTGTCAAACTCTCCCGGAGAAGTTGAGCGCATGTTTGATTTACCGTCATTAACTAGATGAGGTGCAGGAACTAACGACATTTCTGGAGTTGCTCTAGGAATCATATAGACTAGGCCACCATTAATATTAACTTGTTTAGCCTTCATTTGGCGTTTGATACCAGATTGGTCATTAAAGTCTAGGCTCCAGTAATACGCACTAGGTTCAATACGTTCACCTTTGTGAACACCGCGCTGGTATGCTTTTTGATTTACACGGTTCTTAATTGAATCTAGTAGGCGGTCATCACGTCTAGAACGAATTGTACCTAGGTAACCATCAGGATATTCTGCGGAAGGAACACGGCCTGTACCAATACGCATAGCATCAAGGTCACCACGTGCAACAGCTCCACCGTAACCACCTTGGTTGTTATAGCCATTTAGACCATTACCACCAATAGATTGCCAGTTTTGGTTAGGACTAAAGTTGTTTACTCCGCCAGCCATTAGTCACTACCAATGCTTCCACCATAAACGGTACCTGTAGTTTCTTTAGAAAGCGCATTAGGTCGACCACGGTCTCGAGCAATTTCTGCGTTGTGAAAGTTAAACACGTTTGAACCCTTAGTAAGCTTGCTTTGAGCCAACGCTGCTGGGCCAACTGCTTCAAAATGTTGCACGCTAGCCACTCCTTGACTAACAGGGGTGTGCTGTAATTTAGCAAATTGGTTTGCGCTAGGCCCCATCTTAGGTGGGTTAGGCTGTGCCATCTTTCCCATTATTGAGTCCTATACGTTGAAGAAGTCATTGTCTGAGCACTATAAGGTTTAACTTTTAACCCAGGACCTTTTGCATGAGCAAAGTTCTGAGTCATTTCAGAGTTATAACTTCCTAGCGCATTAGCAGATAGCGATATAGGCGAGGGGGTATAAGAGTTTGCATCCATCATACCACGTGCACCAGGGTCACCCTGAACACTATTAAACTGACCCGCTGAATTAGCGTCGTTCATTTTATCCTCTTATAGGTAAGAGTCGGCTTCGGCGTCCTGGAATGAACCATTGACGCTAGCAACAGAAGGAACAAGCTTGGCACTTGCCATGGTAGGTCCTGCTGAAGGGTCAAGCTGAACAAAGGTAGACTTTGGAGATACACGGTAAGTAGCACCAATCTTTTCAATGTTCTGACGGTTCTGCTTAGTACCAGCACCAGTTGGGTCCATAGCCTGAGTATTCTTCTTAGGCATTAGTGTGCCTTTAAGAACTGGGGCTGGAGTTACCTGATAGGCATCCATGCCCATTGGTACTCTGTGGCTGCCTGATGCTGCTGCATCCTGCATAGCTTCGTGGTGAGTTTGGTGTGAACGTGCCATATTATTTCCTGCCGATTCTAAATGATTTGAGGGAGCTCCGGTACGACGTCTCATACCATGTCCCATTGATGCCCATGCTGCCATGAGGACTCCTTAAGTTAACTTGCTGAAATTGCGAATACTATTGCAGAGATTTCGCCATCTCTTGATTCAATAGTAGTAAATCCAGGCTTGCATGTCAGGTCTAAACCCCTTGGGGCTACGTAGCCTCTAGCGATTGCGATTGATTTTACAGCCTGGTTGACTGCACCTGCGCCTACGGCCCTTAGCTTTACAGCTTTAGTTTCGTAAATAGCGTGTGCAATTGCCGATGCAACTGATTGTGGGTTTGACCCAGCTGAAACTCGAAGAAACGGTTCTTCGGTAGATGGGATGTCTAATTCTTCACTCATTTGTAGTCCTTAAATATACGAGTTATATGCCATCCTCATATTAAGATTACACGGTTTACTGTATAAAATCCCTGTATTTGTCATCTTTTATTTGTTCTACAATTTGAGCTTCTATAGCGTTAATATTGCTTCCGCCAGCTAATCTAGCTAAGGCATAGGCATCAGCGGCGTTATCGTCATTGAATTCAACGCCCCAACGCTTGTACATTTGTAGGAGCATCTCTTGTTTCTTAGAGGTCCCCTTGCCTGTAGCATACTTTTTAAGAGTCATTGGGGGGATTTGAAGAGGAAGAATTTCTTTATTCCATAAAGTTAATTTAACTGTTGCTGCTAGCTCACCTAATACTAAGGCGGAATGGGATGCTAAAACAGTGCCTTCCATGGCGACATCTTTGACGTCCCATCGATTTAAAGCAATTTCAAATAACTGCTTATTTAACCAAGTTTGTATGTCAGCTAAACGCTGAACACCTCGGTACTCGGATTTTGCAACCCAAGTCATATGCAGATTAGGGAACTCAACAGAAACCACCGAGAGAGCGAACCCTGTTAGTGATTGGTCAATACCTATTGTTACTTCTTGGCTGCCTATTTTGAGGCCTCCATCGAATTCCTTAATCTTCATTGTATACCTAGTCGGTCGACTTCCACATCTTTAAAAACTTCATAAGGCCTTTCACTGAAACTAACAGCCCTAAGCTAGCCGCAGAATGGGCATTAGAAACGGGCTGTGAGCTCTTAGGAGGCTCTACAAGTGCGATGTACTTACGTAGTGCTTCTGTCTTAATTAGGAGCACAGCGGTACCGTCAGGGGACGCCTGAGCCCACCATTTAGACTCTGTACCGTTGATTCCTGATGGCACAGCGCTATCTACATCACCATTGCGGTATTTGTGGGTTTCTACGTAGATATTTCCAGTTTCATTGGTGCGATAGTCGGTTTTAACTTCAATAGTTACATTTGGGTCTTGACTATCCTCAAATAGAATATCTAATAGTTGTTCTCCTACTTCACCGCGTTCCATGTCGCGGTCAAAACGTGGTTCAAATCCTGTTGCTTTCATTCTTTCTTTCCAAACTTCTCAATTATATTTAAAGCTATTTTCATAATTACATATCCAATAATTAGTCCTACTATAACTAACACTACATTATTCATTTGGCCACTCATCATCCAGAACTAGCATTGCAATGATTGCGTAATTAGCCATGTCTAGGAATGAATCCCTTAGACTTTCGTGTTCTGGCTTTTTCTTTGAATCAATCAAGTTGTTAATACGTGCAAACTTATCCCACATACGAACACGCAAACCATTTAAAGGTCCGCCTGGACTATGTGCAATATTTTTTGGTCCGTAGTCTTTGTGCTTGCTAAGAAGTACGTGTTTAGCATGTTGAAACTTCTGTTGTACAGCTTCTTCAAACTTTGTGTTCAAACCATTTTTACGGATTTCTTCTTTCATAAACGTAGGTAGGTCTTCAAATTTACTCATGTTGTATTCTTCCTCCAGTTTTTCTGTATGCATTTCTGTGTATATTTCTTTCATCTGTCCCATTATAAATTCCTCCTATAATCATTAGAACGACGTGTAATTTCACGACTGACCAAGGATAGGTCACGCTCGTGGTTTGTAAGCAGCATTTCAACTAACTTACGATAAGCGTACTTTTCTTCATAGTCATTGTCAAGTTGGACAATCTCTGGATTAATAGAAACCTCTGCTTTGATAGCGGTAATACGCTCACCCTTTGCCTGAGAACCAACACGCTTGATTAGCATAGTAGTTTCAGTAAAGTCTTTCTTCTTAAGAGCTGCACGCTCTTCTAGTTGAGCCATAGTTAACTGAGAGTTAATATAGTCAGTCCAAGCAGTTAGGCGAGTAAATAACTCTCCCAACTCCTCAGAACCAATAGCTGTAATATCATTAGGGATACGTACCTGCTCACCTTCTGGTTTATAAAAGGTAAGCCCCCAGTCTTTAAACTTCTCTAATGCACTCATTAGTCCTCCTTGTAAGGTTCACATTGCTTGCAGGTGCCACCAGGATTGTTGTTACAATCTGGAGCAACTCCAGCATCAACAGCGTCTACAACTAATTTAGCGTTGTCAAACACGTGGCGGACAAGTTCATAGTCACGCTTAACACTAAACTCTTTGTAATCCTGGTCAGCTTTGAGTTCATAAATAAATACAATCTCATTTACATCGTGACCCATACGCTGCATAAGTTCTAGGTAAACCTGACCCTGCATAATATGTGTAGGGAATGGACGGCGAACGTTCTTCCATGCCTCCATAAAGTTTGCACCAGCATCCATAAAAAGATTAGGTGCTTCTGAACGGATAGTTCCTGGACCAATTGATTTAATTTCGATAAGAGTATCGTCTCCAATTCCCTTAATCCAACCATCAGTGTGGCCAGCAATACGTAGTGATTCATCTACAAGAGTTACTTCACGGTACTCCATAGTGTCTTTACCACAATGTGGACAAGTCACCATTCCAATATCAAATATTGAAAAGTCACACGCTGTACAAGTAAAGCGCCCATATAGTACGCCCATTTCTTGGAACCAACGTTGCCACTTAGCGTGGATAGTATGGCCTTCATCAAAGATAGACTGCAAACGTAGATTAGGGTTTTCAGCAATCTTAGTGTGGCCACTTAGTAGGAAGAACCCTGCACGACGGCAGTAATCCCGTTTAATAATTTCTGATGGATGTAGCACGGTTGTACTACGGTCCCCTAGAGGCCGAGCCATAAGGTGACGTTCAATATCTCCCATTAAACGTGTTGGTTTCTTTTTTGCATCTAAGAACCTTTTAAGGTCTGATTTACTTGATGATACCGCCATTTACTTTTCCTTCTTATTTAGTTGAAAGACATATTCTTTCAAAGTCATACTATCTTTATACTGCCTTTGCCACTTTCGCACAAGTGCATTGCGCTCACGGTGACTTAGACCGCCCCAGATTCCATGTTGCTCATCTGATTCTATTGCAGACCACAGACATTCTTTTCGTACTGGACAAGCCGGAGTCTCTCCGTCAATTCCAAAACAATACTTCTTTGCTTCATCTGCAATTGATTTATAAAGGTCTTTATCTCTTGGTGGAAAAAATATATCAGGGTCTGGTACATCTTTGCAAGCGGAATCATTAATCCACTCTAAATCTGTAACGTTAAACATTTCCATTAACTTTATCCCATAATTCTAAGAAGTCTGTCTCCATTAGAATGACATAATCTTTTCCGTCTAAATGAATCCCAAATACTGGGAGCCTACCATCCATAATAGCTTCATTGACTATTTTAGTCAACTCCACAGACTGAATAGTTTTAGATTTCTTTCCAGTCCATTTGTGCTCAATTAACAAGGTGTCGCTTCTTACGTCTCCTTTACGGGACCAGAAGGCCCCAGAAGCAGCAGTGGTTTGCCCTCCGACTGCCTTTGCGAGACGCTTCTCGTGCTTCTGGGACTGCTTCTGTCCTTCGCTTTTCACTACTCAACCGCCGACATAGGGCCAGTTGGGGTGAGAAGTACTTTATCACGAAGCTCCTCAAAGAGGTCTACTTCTTCACGAATTGAAGTTATTAGAGCTTCTTGGCCTTGCCACTTACGCTCACCGTAATAAATCCAACCACCACGACGGTCTACAATCTCTTTAATAATAACCATTGCAGCAACTTCTTTAGCTTTGTCATACTCTCCGGCAGTATAAATACTGTGGTCCTGGAAGTAGTAATCAATATAAGCAATCTGCTGAGGAGGTGCGGTTTTATTTTTAATAACACGAATCTTAATACGTTGACCTACACGGACTTTATTATTACCAGAACCAGTCTCAATCCATTCATCACGTTTAACTTCTGCACGAGTAAAGTATGCATAGTCCTTACCTACACCACCGGGGGTTGTGCGTGGGTCTCCATGCATTACACCAATCTTCATACGCCACTGGTTAATAATAATACCTAGAATTGGACGTTCAGCTTCAGTTAGACTGCGCTTCATAGCAGCTCCAGCCTTACGAAAGAACTTGTTAGTAATAAGGGCTCCACGACCGACAGTCATTTCATCCATGTTCTTCTCGTCTTCTGGACCTGGGACTAGGGCAGGAAGAGAGTCAATGACGATAGCGTCAACTGACTTTGATTCAGCAAAAGCAAGAACTGCATCAAAAGCTTCTTCCATAATATTGGTTTCAATAACAATAACACGGGCTGCATCTACTCCACACATTTCTGCGTACTCTGGGACCCATTGCTCTGCAGCAACCCATACAGTGGTGTACTCTGGGTCAAGCGCCTGGTTAGCCGCGATTGTCTTAAGAGCAATAGCTGTTTTCCCGTGGCTTGGCTCACCAATGAGCTCATTCCATTGATTAGTAGGGAACCCACCACCCAAAACGTAATCAAAAGTAGTAGAGCCAGTGGTAGCACGACCGATAAGGTCTTCACGAATATTTCCTCCTATTACAACAGAGCCCTCTCCCAATTTCTTGTTGAGAGCAACCATAATTTTTAAAGCTTCTGGATTAATCATTTTCTTTTTCTTCCTTTAATTCACGACGTAAACGTTCATTAGTGGCTATTGACCAAAATAAACCAATAGTTAAAGTAACGATAATTATTGTTAATGTAACTGCTCCAAATACATCATAAATACTATACACGGGCTTGCTCCAATACATCATAAAGTGAAATGAATGTAGGAGTACCGCTGTGTACCCACCATCCTACTGAGCCATTGTGTGTATCTAGAATGTTTTGTTCTACTAGAATGTTTGCTACACGTTCTCTTATATCAAGAAACGCTTTATCTTTTATTAGTTGTGCTTGTGAATTATCCATTTATAGTTCCTATTATTTGTTGTGGGTTGAAGTTGTTTGTTGCGTTATTTCCGGTAGCTTGTTGTGCTGCTCCTTCAACAACCGCACCAGCGAGGCCACCGTAACGTGACCCTGATTGCTGAATGGGGTAGCCGCAGTCGTAACAGCGTGCCGCTGCATTTTGAACAGAAAAGTAATTGCCCGACCCGCAGTCAGGACAAGAAGCAGTTTGCGAACTGGATGGCAACGTTTTGCCTTGTGGTTGTTGAAAGGAAGGCATCGGAGCCATCGGTTGTTGTGAGGGGGGCATTACAGGGCTAGGGTCAGGACGCCCCTGTGGTGTTGGTTGTCCTAGTTTTTTAGCCCACCAGTCTGCGTTGCTCATTTACTTTCTCCTTTAATTAATGCTGCTATTGCTAAAGCCATAAAGACTATCCACCAAAATGTTACAAAACTCATTTCTTTTTTCCTTTTGGAAGCTTTAAAAATCCCATATCGACTAACTGTGATACTGAACCTAATAAAGCAGACATTGCAACTTGTTCTAATAGCTTACGTGATTCCCACCAAGTATCGTTTGGTATTTCTGGTGCATCATCAGGTAAGTTTGATTTTTGATACTCAATTGAACTTTCTGCTAAAGCGTGGGCTTGTGCAAACAGGAGAGGAACTAAATGAGATATGCGGTCAACACGCTTATCACTTTCATCCTCTTCCATCTCCTTAACTTCATCGCTTAATGGTGAGCATCCTAAAATTATAGACAACTCATGTGCGTTTTGAATTTGTGAATCAATAAGGAATCCACGCAAACGAGATGTTACTTCTGATAATGATACCGGGTCATTTATTGGTTTATGTTTATTTTTCTTCTTCTTTTTTGACATTACTTTGCCTCTCCCCACTTGTCAACTATTTTCACATCAGCAATAAGTGGGACGGTAATTTGCTTAAGGTGTATGCCTTCCATAGATTGGCGGATGGCATTTGCTACTTCTTCTGCTTTATATTCAGGAGTAATGGTTACAAGTTCGTCATGAACAGTAAGAATAACGTTTACTTCTGGGTCGTCTATGAAACAAGAGTGAGCCCTAATAAGAGCAAGCTTCATAATATCTGCAGCTGAACCTTGAATCATAGTATTAAACGCTTGACGCTCTGCACGACCTAGCATACTAAAATCCCTGGAAAGTAGTTCTGGGATATACCTGCGCCGACCAAACATAGTTTCTACAAAAGGAATCTTTCCTGCATCTTTAGCCATACGAATAACTTTAGCTTTATATTTAGAGATAGATGAAAACTCTGCTTCAAAACGATTTAATAGGTCTTTAGCTTCTTTTAAAGAACAACCTACTGATGCAGCAATCTTATCTGGGCCAACACCATAAGAGATGGCTAGTACAAGAACCTTACCTGCTTTACGGTCTACACCCATCGTTTCACCAATAGCAGTGTATACGTCTCCGCCATCCATGTAGTTTTTAACAAGGACTGGGTCATCTGAAAATGAAGCAATGATACGAGGCTCAATCTGAGAGTAGTCAGCTACTATTAACTTGTGTCCTGGAGGAGCAACAAATAGATTACGAACCAACTTACCGTAATCGCCCGATGATGGAATGTTTTGTAGGTTTGGCTCACTAGACGAGAACCTACCTGTCTCTGCTCCGTGTGCTTTAAAGTTAGTATGGACCCGACCATTTATAAGAAGGCTTTTACGTTCTTCAATCTTAACTTTGCCATTAGTTGTACGTTTGACTTCACCACCTGTGTAAGGAGTTACGTATGTAGTCATAAGTTTGTTTAAGTCTTGGTATTCTAGCAAAGCATCTACAAGGTCATCCTTGCCACGATAAAACTCTAAGGCCTCTGCTGATACTGAATAGTGAGCTTGGTTAAGTTCTTCTTTGTTCTTCTGTGCCTCAAAACCCTTTGGAGTCAGAACGTGTTTAAACTTTGTATTTGGTTTGATACGAGGGTTTTCTCCACCAAACAATAGTTCTTGCTTAACTGGCACAGAGTTAATTGAGAAAGCTTTGCCTGCAATCCTGTAGCAACGAGCCTCGGCATCTTGCTTACCTTTTTCAATTTCTTCTGCAAGAATCTTGAGAGCATCCTGGTCAATATAAGCACCAGTAAGTTCCATGTCACACAAAGCAGCTAGAACATCCATTTCTAGACCCCATACCCTTTGAAGATTACCTACAATCTTTGGTTCTAGTGCTTGGTATAGTTTCCAAGTTAACTCTGCGTCAATACCAGAATAATTAGCAACATCAGAGAAACTGTGTAAAGCGACATTCTCACCAATCCCCTTTTCCATATCTACGCCTAGTTCACGAAGAACACAGGACTTTAAACCTAAATCAAATTTATTTAAATTATTAACAATAAAAGCAGCCATCAATGTATCAAAGTATGGCCCAGTAGGAACGCGACCGTTATAATACTTTGCAACTGACTTTAAATCAAACTTTGCATTGTGAGCAATCTTTAGCTGTGGACCAAACATTAAAGGCTCAATAGCGTCAAATACTTGACGTGGGGTTAGTTGTTCTGGAGCCTCTCCAAACTTTGCTGTCCACTTACGCTCATCTTTTGAGTAGTGGGATTCTAAGATTGTTTTGCCTTCAATAAGGCGACGTTGTCCCTGTAAAAGTAAAGGCTTATCATGCCCTTCAAGTTCACCATTAGGGTGACCCATAGGAATCACATCTACACGACCTTCAGTTGCAAAAGAAATCCAGCAAACATCGTTAATGACTGGGTATAGGCGATTCTCACCTATTGTTTCTACGTCAAATGCAAAAGCCTCGACTTTAGAGTAATACTCTACAAATTCTTGTAACTGTTCAATGGTGGTGATGATATTCATAATGCCCCTTATAAAAAGAGTGGGAGGCCAGGTAGAAAGGCGTCTGAAAAGACCCTGGCCCCCCACATTGGTGAGTGGTTAGGAAATGAGCTGGCGAGCAACCTTTAGCAAGTCTTCGCGGGGGCTCACGTAGACTGCGCTCTTGTCATATGACACGGCAGTAGCAGCAAAAGCAATAATGCTTTCGTCATCCAACTCCCACTCGTCTGCAAGGTCAGTTCCACGAACACGGTCGAGAGTGTACTGTGTTGTGTTTCCTGAACCTGTGCGAGACACAGCCCAGTAGTACTTAGTTAGTGGACCACGACGTGGGTCATCATTTGCAGCCTGTAGCTGACGAGCGAATGACGGTGGCGCAGTCATAATTTGTACATTAGGCTCACCGTCAGAAAGAACGATGATATTGAAGGAGAACTTAGGGCGAGGCTTGTCACCAGCAATGGTACATAGTGGACATTCATCACCTAAACAAACGAATGAACGACGGCCTTCCTTGATGGCATCAATCCAGTGCATTTCGTAAACTGCAAATGGCTCGTCCTGCATAAAACGGACAAGTTGTGCCTGGTCGCTAAAACGGAAATCGGTTGGATAGTCTCCAGCCTCACGCTTTGGCTTTAGTGCAGATGCAGCAGCTCCCCATCCTGATTGGACAGTAGTGCCGTGCTTTGGTTCAATGTCAACGGTATCTTCGGCTAAGTAGCTGTCAGCGTTAACGCTTGGTGAGTAGTTATTCATGATTAACTTTCTTTGTCTTGAGTCTTTCGACTACTTTTTGTATTGAGGCATTTTGCCTACTAGTTTATTATAGTGCATCTTTCCAGCGTTGCACAAGTGTTTCTGTTAAATCGTGCAAATCTTTCCATTCTACACGGGCGGTACCAAGAAGTCCACGTTTTGCAAACTCCTCAATAGTAATCTCGATTAGTTTTTTAGTATAAACGCGATTCCCATTTACCTTTTTACCATTAAGTGACTTAGAACGCAAGCGATATGGAGCAATTGGTATGTAACCTTTTTTCTCCCACAAACGGATAGTAACTACCTGCTTGTCTAACGCTAACGCTAATGCCTTAATTGTAAAAACCTCTGTTTCAACTCCCTTTAGAGTCTTAATGATTGGGTTATTATCCCAACCATTAGACTCACCGGAAGCTACTTTACGACGTTTGTCTGCTACTGGAGTAGAGTCACGGCGTTTGTTCTTAGAGCCAGGTGCGCGGTCAAGACCCTCAAATGCTTTGAGGATTTCTGCATCACTACGCATTCCTGCCATAATTACTTCTTTTTAGTTAGTAGTGCCCATGCCACAGTGACAGGGAACATTTCATCTAGTTGCTCTTCAGTAATCTTATCTTGGTAATAAGCAGCCATTAAAGCGTCTTCATTAATAACGCGCTTCATTTCATACACGTCATCAGAAAGACCGGCAGCTTCGATAATCTCTTCTGCACGGAACTCATTTAATTTACGAGTAGAACGACGCTGCTTCTCAAGACGGACTACACCATCAATTGGATTTTCAAGGTCATACTGAAGATTTCCCTTTTCATCTGCAAGGCCTTCATCATCTAGAACTGAAAATAGTTTTTCACGAAGTTCTTTAGCACGAGCCTCAAAGATTTCCATTGAGCTTTTGATTTTTATGTATTCACGAACCTGAGAGTTAAAATCGTCAGGATTAACTACGCGACCCTCTTCGGGAATTAGATTTGCCATTATTGCCTCCTATAGTAATTTGTCTGTTAAGAAGTTTATCAGACTTCCAACAGTTAAGTCAACTCCACCTTTAGAGTTGATGTTAGCTCCATCCAGGATTGCTCCTGCAACGTTGCCCTTCTGCTTGAGCATATCATACTGACGTTGCTCAATTGAACCAGTAACTAGTATATCTTGAATTGTGATTGTTGTCCAATCGCTGGACGTACGATTTATCCTACCATTACGTTGGACAGAAAGTCCAGCAGACCATGGCTGGTCGTAGTTTACTAAGAGATTAGCTTGAGGTAAATCCACGCCATAGCCACCAGCGTCAGAACTAACCAGAACGCGGATGTCATCTCTTGTCTGAAAATTGACTTTGGCTTCTTCTTTTTGTTTAGCATTCATTTCTCCTGTATATGCTACTGCTTTAATATTGTTCTTTTCAAGCTCTTTAACTATAGAGTCTACAGAGTCTAGATAAGAAGAGAATACTACAGCTTTGTACGTATCAGCAATATTTAAATGTTCCTTAAGATAAGTAACAGTATAATCTAACTTATTATTCCTGGTCAAGCCAGTTAATAATTCTCCTAAAGAATGTATGTACATGCTACCACCAGTTTGTTTCTCAAAGTTAGCCGCACTCTTTATTAATGAGCTAGGACTAGAACACAGCATTCTTAGGGCTGTAATTCTAGACATAATTTGTCCCCGTAGCTCGTTAGCTGGGTCACCTGCATCAAAAGATTGGCCGTAGTGAGCAGCTAAGTTAAAGTTAGTTCCAAACATCTCTCTAGCATCCATTAGTAATGAATACAAGTCCTCTGATATATGCCTGTATACTTTAGACGCTTGGCTGTCTAGATTAACTAAAAGCGGTTCTCGGTACACTGCATCAGGCAAATATGGCTTAACATCGTCGTCTTTTTGAGATTTACGTACAGAGTGTTTAGTTAATAGGTCATGTAATGTCTGTAAGTTTCGGTATCGCTGAACTCCACCAAAGTGATTTCTTACAATAAAGGTTCGGTCAAATAAATCAAATCGTCCTAGAACCTTAGGGTCTACAAACTGCATGATGGAGTATATTTCCTCAGGCCTACCGTTTTCAATAGGGGTACCTGTTAAAGCAAATCTTACCGGGATGTTTTTAGATAAATCCTTAACTTTCTTAGCTCGTTTGGCTCTGAATCCTTTAATAGCGGTTGCTTCATCGCAGACTACAGCATCAAAATCAAAGGTCTTAAGAACGTCCCAATCATTAACCACCTGTTCGTAATTCATAATAATATAATTATGGTTACTAACCTCTGCGTATTGTTTAAACCTCTGAGATGGTGTGCCATCAATAACAATAGATGTGGAGTCACTAAACTTAGTGATTTCTTTTTGCCATTGATATTTTAAACTGGCAAGACACAGTACCAAAGTTAGTTTGGGATTAAGGGCTTCAATAGCCGCTATAGTCATAGGGGTTTTACCTAGACCCATTTCATAAGCGACAAGTATTCGCTTTTGGGAAACCATTTTTCTAACGGCTTCAGTTTGATACGGTTTCAGTGTCCCTTTGAACATATGCAGATTCTCCAAGTATTGACGATTTAGCGGCTGCTATTCCCCAAATAATCTCTTCATCTGATAGTTCACCTGGGTCTTTTGCTCCACTATAAGGATAGCTGAAAAAGAACAGATTTAAACCGTATTTGCGGGCCATCTTACGTAGCTCCTCAGATGCTTTATAGCCTGCAGGGTCATTATCAAAGGCAGCAATAATTTTATCTGAACGCCTAAGGAGCTTTACTTGCTCTTCCGAAATTGACGACCCACAAATTGCCACCGCTCCAGTAACTCCAGCACTAGCCATACGAGCAGTATCAAGGGGAGACTCCACAACAATAACAATGTCTTCATTTTGATTCTCGATTCCAAATAATGTTTTTGATTTTTGTAGTCCACCGGGACGGTTAAAGAATGTGCGGTGCACAGTTCCTTTTTCTTGCCATCCCATAAGCCTATTATTTTCTGGTTCACGTAATGGCAGAATCCAAGTAGCTTTGTTCTTGTCCCATAGAATCCCATACTGCTCTGCAACATCGGCAGTAATATTACGTTTAGCTAACTCCTCGGCTGGAGGAGAAACAAATACAGCAAGACGCGCCTCTGACATCTCTAGAGGTTTAGGCATAGCCTCAATACGATTAGGTAATGACTGAACCATCTCAAGTAGCTTTTCAATAGGAATCTCAGAAACCTGAGATAACCACAGACGAGCAGCTACATAATCATAAGCATAATCCTTACCCCAGACATCGCTGTAAAACTCATTAACGTCACAGACTAACTGGACTAGGTTTCCTTTGTACCCACATGAGAAACATAGGTGCATACCTGTCTCTAAATTAATCCACCAAGATGGAGAGTTGTCTACACGACCAGTACGTGCATGGTGCATAGGGCACAACGCATTTGACTCAATGCCACGCTCGTCATGCTCGATACCAAGTGCATCAAGAACTAAAGGAATATCAACAAGCATTGTTATTTACCTGACCAAGGAGTACAAAACTTACAGGAACCAGCTGCACTCTCGTCATGGAAACAACCTGTGTCCCACTTCCAAGTAATAGATGTTTCCGATGGAGGACAGTTACGGGCTTGTACAACCTTCAAGATACGAATCTCGTCATCTTCTGCAATAGGTTCCAAACCAAGAATCACATCTGAATCCTGAAAGAATGAAGAAGAGTAGCCAATAGAATCCGCAGACACCTTGCCACCTTTCATCTTCCACAACAATGTTTGTGTTGTAACGATAACTGGAATGTCTAGCTTTTGAGCCACACGCTTCAACGCACGAGTAATATTAGTTAACGCCTGTGGTGTATTGGCATCGCCTGTCACCTGGTCCATCATCAAATAGACACCATCCACAAAAAGTACGTCGGGCTTGAGCTGCTCTGCTTTAGCGACAAGTGAGTCTACTGTCAAACCGTTTACAGCGTCTACTAGGTGGAAAGGATGCTCAGTCTTCATGTCGTCATAAAGCTTCAATAGACGGTCTTCTTCAGTTGAGTTCAACTTACCACGACGTAGACGACCATTAGAAACGTGTGCACGCATCGAGTCATGACGTTGAGACTGCTCATGGTTATTCATCTCAAAAGACTGGAACATGGGCACCAGGCCCGCTTTGTGGACGTTTATGGCCATCTGTAGGGCTATCTGAGACTTACCAGTTTTTGGTGGAGCAATAACTGTAATCAACTGCCCACCCTGCAAGCCTGCAGTTGCTTCGTCAATCTTTAAGAAACCAGTAGGGACACCAAGCATCTTGGC